CTCAGGTGCCTGGTCTTCATCGGTCAGGCCGTCGTTGCTGGGATCGCCCGCAATGAGTTTGTCCCACTCTTCGGCGGTAAAACCGGTGAGCCCCAGATCAAAGCCAGCTTCCTGCAAGTCGGCCAGTTCAAGGCCCAGCAGCTCGTCATCCCAGGATGCGTTCTCACCAATCTTGTTGTCGGCCAGGATCAAGGCCTTGCGCTGAATTTCCGTCAGATGCTCCATGGGCACTACAGGCACCTCAGTCATGCCGAGCTGGCGTGCGGCAAGCAGCCTGCCATGTCCGGCAATCACGTTGTTCTGACCGTCGACCAGGATCGGTGCACCCCAGCCAAACTCGGTGATGCTGGCGGCGATCTGTGCCACGTGGGCGTCGGAGTGCTGCTTTGCATTTCGAGCATAGGGGATCAGCGACTCGACCGGCCGGTATTGGATTCGAATGGGCGTCATCAAGGGCTCCAGAAATGCAAAAACCCGCAAGAGCGCATTGCTCAAAGCGGGTTTGTGTTGTTGTCCAATGGCGCGGCAATGCTGTTTGGCACTGCTCACACGACTGTCCAGAAGATAGCCGTAATACTACGTCAAACAGGAGGTGCATGTTGCATTGATGAATCTCCCAAAAATGGACATTTCAGCAAAATAGAGAACTTTCACTGGAATCTTTACCGTGCGTGGCCCATCTATTTGGACAGTTTGGCGGCATTGAGATTGGCTACGACCAGTTGCAGTGCCAACTTCCAGCGCCTCCATGCCGTGGTCCGACAGCAACCGAAGCGGCGGCCGATTTTCTCCCACTCATAGTTTTTAGCACGCATCCACACGAGATGTCGCTGCTCCACTTCGAGCCACTGAATCCATTGCATGGTTTCAAGCATCCGGTCAATCGCAGCCGGCTCAGGTGGAAAGTGCCGCAGAGGTGGGTCATCATCGGCATTGCGCTCCCACTCATGACGAACAAACGGCGGCCATAAACTGAAATAGCCCTGCACCCGAACCGGCGGCAGGCGATGTCCGGTGGATACGGCCTCCTCGAAACGATTAGCTACATCATTGATCGTCCAAACGATGATTGCCCTAGTCATGAGCTCTGCCTCCATAGAGACGTTCACCGATTCGGCGAATCAGCTGGCGCTCAAGAAAGTCCAGGCGCTCGTCACTCGCAGATACGACCAGGATGTGTTGCTCTTGCCAGCCGCGCTGCTTAACGGCATCCAGGTCGACTGGCACGGGCTGCATGCGGCCCAGGGGAGACGGGTAGCGAGGTTGGGGAATTTTCATCTCAGAGCTCCTGCGTTTCGACGGCCCAGTGCAGCAATGCCAGGGCGTCAGCTTCGTTGTCATCCGTGACCGGATGGCCTTTGGCGCGCATGGCGGTAATCACCTCATCCTTACCGGCATTGCCTTTGCCTGTGGCGTGTTTTTTGATCGTGCCCACCGGAACGCCCTGGTACGGGATGTTGTGGTGCTCGCACCAGGCGGTGAGCGTGGCCATCAGGCCGCCATAGACATGGGCCGCGTCCACGCCGGTATGGCGGCGCACTTCCTCGAAATACACGGCGTGGATGTCGGTCACCACCGCCGTGATTTCTGACAACCAGCGCTTGAATCGCAGGTAGCGCATGCCGCCGCCCTCAAACCGTTGCGGGCGCAGGCTCACGAAGCCATGCGCGATACGATGGTCACGCGAGCGCAGCGCCCAACCCGTGGTGGTACCCAGATCGATGGCCAGAATGGTCAGCACGCCCCCCGCCTGAGGCCCCGGTCTGACAGCTTCGCCGACTCGGTCTGACGCATCAGACTCGGAACAACGTAACTTCTCTTTAGGTGCGCCCGCGCGCACGTGTAGTAAGTTAACGTTTTCAGTTGTCATCTGCGTCAGACCGTGGCTAGATTTCGTTTTTTGCGTCATGGCAAGTACCTCAGTTGTCGTTGTAGGGGTAGGACGGATGCGCAACGTCAGAAGGCTGCTTCAAGCCAATGCCAGCGAAGCCACGCATGCCTGAGCCGTTGCGCCATTTCTCAAACCGGCGCGCCAGTAGCGCATCAGAAAACCGGCGCATCGCCCCGGCAAACTCGCCATTGGCCTCGGCCCACTGCTTCCAGTCATTGAACAGCTCAAACGTCAGCGCTTTGGCGTTGCCGTGCAAGACGCATCGGTCCTCGATCCAGCGTCCCATGGCGTCCTCGGCCTCGAAATACTCTTCTGTGGCATCCATCACGCTCTGCGGCTGCTTCAGGCCTGACTGCTGCCACAGCAGGCAGCCCTCCAGGGTCCAGGCCAAGATGCCGCCACGCTCCTGGAGCAGCTTCTCGGTGAGCTTGCCGTCACGCCGCTCGGGCGGGATCGTCACCGTAAAAGGAATCAGGTGCAGCCGCCGCTTCATGGCTTCGTCTACGTTGCGAATCGAAGGCTTGTGGTTGCCGGCGATCACCAGCTTGAAATGCGGCGTGTAGTCGAAGAAGTCCTGGCGCATGAAGCGCGCGGACACCTTGTCCCCGCCGGTGATGGTCTTGATCTTGGATTCGTTCCAGCGCCGACCCTGCTCGGTTTCAATCGACGCAACAAAGCGAGCGCCACGCAGCCCTGCCAGATCGGTGGGATGCCGGTCCGAGCGGGTTTCCATGAACGTGTCCATGGGCGCGTTGGCGGCGTAGTCGCCCAGGATGGTGGCGATCACGTTCACGAACACCGACTTGCCGTTGGCCCCAGTGCCGTACAGGAAGAACAAAGCGTGTTCACTGGTCACCCCGGTCAGGCAGTAGCCCACCATGCGCTGCAGGTAGACCATCAATTCCGCATCCCCGCCGGTCACATCGGACAGGAAGCCGCGCCACGTCGGGCAATCGCCCTGCGCAACAGCGGTGCAGACCTTGGTCATGCTGTCGGCACGGTCGTGGGGGCGCATGACGCCAGTGCGCAGATCGATGACGCCGCCGGGCGTATTCAAAAGCCATACATCGGCGTCCCAATGCTCGGCCATCGAGGCATGCTTGGGATCACTGCGCGCAATGCGTTCGACGGCACTGATGGTGGAAGAACTGGCCAGACGCGCACGCAGGCGCGGCGTGTCGGCCCTGATTGACGCAGCGCGGCAAATGTTGCGCGACAGATGCTGGATGTAGAGCAGTTGGTCTGGGTTCCAGCGAATCCCGGTCCACACCAGCCACTTGCCCCATTGCGCGCAGTAACGCCAGTCCTCACCGTAGCGGCGCGTGAAGGCAGTGGCCAGTCCGTCCTCGGTCGTCCAGTCGATCCCCTCGACCAGTTCGTCATCGATGGGAACCTGGCTCTGCGCCGCGACTGGAACGCGGTCTCCGGCCGTCAGGAAGCCGGGGACGTCAAAACCTTCGGCGATGGCATCAAACCCATCCCACCCCTCAGGCTTTTCCGCTGGCGGATAGAGGATGGCGCAAGACAACGCGCCGGCAGCAAGAATGGCTTGGGAGGCGCGGTCGGCATAGTCCCAGCCCGGCTTGTCGCGGTCCGGCCAGATCAGCACGGCCTTCGTGGCCAGCGGTGACCAGTCGGTTTTATCGACCGGCGCCTTCGCACCGTGCATGGCTGTCGTGGCACAAATACCCTGGTCGATCAGCGCCTTTGCGCACTTTTCCCCTTCGACCAACACGATTTGCTTGGCACTCACCATACCGGGCTGGTTGTACAGCGGTCGCGGCTCTGGCGGCGCCATCTTGCGGCGCTTGGCGTCCCAAGGCCGGAACTCCTTGCGCCGCCCGGGTGGGTCGTAGCGGTAGACCACGGCGATCAGCGTGCCGTTGGGGTCCAGGTAGTCCCACTTGGCGGTAGCCTGCCCGAGGTCGTCCACGGGCGCTTCGCGTTTGCCTTTGCGTAGCGGCGCGGGACCGACGTACCCGGCCAGATCGCTGGCGTACTGCAACACCCTGGCGAAATCGGTGTGCACATCGGCAGCCATGTGCCGCGCGATCAAGTCGAAGATGTCGCCGCCATCCCCGGTCGCACGATCGGTCCACAGTCCGGCTTTGTCGCCATCAAGGACGATTTCCAGGCTATCGCCCGGACTGCCCAGGGTGTCACCAATGTGGAACTTGCCTCGCTTGACCTTTCCGGCCGGGAAAAGCGTCAGCAAAACGGATTCGAGTCGCGCAAGCACCGCTTGGCGAATCTCCTCGCGTTGCTGATCGAGATGGTTGGGGACAGGCGTAGCGACTGGCCCCCCTACATCGTTGTAGTCGATCATTCGCCCTCCCCGCGTGCCTGCTGCGCGCTCGTGCTTTGGGCCCATGCGGTGAGCTCAGACATCCGGAACCGGACCAGTCCGCCCAGCAAGTAGTGGGGAATGCGTTTGGCCGCGCGCATGCTGCGATCACTGAACCAGTAATACGGCAGGCGCAGCGCGTAGGAGGCCTGTCGCGCGTCGACCATGCCCTCAGCGGTCATTACCCCTTGGATCGGCTCTTTGTCTTCGTTCATGGTTTTGTCCTCCAGCAACGGTCTGCCCACGCGCAGAACTTGCATTCGAAATGGGTGGAATCGTTGAACGAGCGGGGTAAGAGGTCCCCGGCCTCGCTGGCTGTGATGACGCGGGCAGCGCGATCCGACATGCGCTGGGCCAGCCCAGCATCGAACGGGATCAGCTCGGCGTAAATCTCCATCGTGTCGGCGTTCACGGCCGTGAACAACGCCGGGTGCTCGTGCAACTCGAGGTAGCTCTGGTACAGCGCGATCTGGGCCGCATAGACCGGTTTAGAAACCGCCAGCTTCTTTTTCTCGACATCGCGCCAGGACTTGGCACCCAGGCATTTGTTTTCCCAAAGTGCCGGGTAGGCAAAGCCCTCGGGGCCCGCGATCAATACGCCGTCGACATGACCGCGCAGGCGACCGCCAGCCACCGAGAAGCCGAACTGGTGGCCGTTAGCATCCTCGGTCTTGAGATGAAAGCCGGCCATGCGCAACCAGCGAATCGCCATGTCCTCGGTTCGGTGACCGCGCTCGAAGATACGCAGCAAACGGCCTGAGAACCCCTGGCCATGGTCAACCGGTGCCTTGGCGTACTCGTACTGCAGTTGACGCTCGCAGGCAGCGCCCAAACGCGATGCACCCAGATACTCGCGCGCTGGCGTGGCATCACGTTCGGCCTCCAAGGCCTGATCAAACAGTTCCTGCAGCCGACCTGAGAGAGTCGCCCGTGAATTGAAATCGATCATGGCTTGGTCTCCCATGGCAAGTCGTTTTCCATGTCCGAAAACGGGTTATCCAGTACGGGAAAGGCTGATTCACGGATCGGGTCATTGACCGGTGTCGCACCTGGCATGCGCACCGGCGGGTATTTGGCTATCTCGTGCTGCGCCGCCATCTCCTCCACGTAGGCGGTGACGATCGCCTCGATGACCGACAAGGCCTCGGCTTCCGAATAAGCCCCGAGGGGCTTGTCGAAACCGATGGCGCTGGCTGCCTCACCGAAGAACTTGAGGCACTTGCGCATGGATTCCTTTTCCAAAGGCGTGGCATCAACCATGGCGGCCTCCGGGGGTAGACCCTTGTCCAGCGCACGGGTCCATGACCCGTACAGCTTGTGAAACGCGTCCTGGCAGCGCTGGGAGCAGAACACCCAGTCGATCGGATAGCGACGGGGGTCGCCCACCCGATGCCGGTTGTCGGTATGAACGCCGCCGCGGGCTTGGCGTGAGCAGACCCAGCATTTCATGGGGGGACCTCATCACTGTGCCCACGATGGTTTACCCGTCGCGCCAGATTGGGCGGCGCGCGCCGGAGGGGTGTACGCAGGTACGGCCTGCACCGTAGCGCTAGAGCCGCCGCCACCGCCAGCCGCTCCCTTGGCCGCATGCCCCATGAGTGCCGCGTAATCTTTGTGGTCCGGCTCGATGGCGAGCTTCACCACGTTGCGGTCTTCGCCCTTGTTGTCCTTTTCCACATCGACGCGGGCGATGAACTCGATGCCGTCCAAATCGGCAAAACTGTCAATACGGCGCGCGGCAGCGGCCTGCGCTGTGTTGTCTTGCGGGTGGACGTTGCGCGCGCTATTGAGTGCGGCGCGGATGAAGCTTCGGCCCATCTGGCCCCAGGTCGGACCTTTTTTGGAGTGCAGCCCCACGTTCGACCACATCTTGCGTTTGGCGAACGGGCCGCCTGTGACGACAAACTCGCAGGCGAGATACACCGCACCAGTCTCGAAGGACTCGGTGGCGTAGCCGCCGGTCCAACCCTGGCTGTGGTCATCGTGGCCACCGGGTTTGATGGTCATGCGCAGGGGCACGATGGTGCCCTTGGGGATCAGGTCGAACGCGCCGTGCTGCGCTTCGGCGTCGTTGAAGTCATTCCAGTTGCTGGAGGTATTGGCGTTCATGATGTGTCCTTCAAATCGATGGGTTCTGTTGTGCCGGCCGGTCCTGGTCCTTGTTTTGGCCCAGGCACTTGGCGATGAGTTTTCCGAGGTGAGGCTCCTCGATGGCTTCCAGCCGACCGCTGCGGTCCTTGGAGGGGTAGCCGAACGGGTTGTCTGCGCGGGTGACGAAGCCCCGGTAGCTGGTGCCGTCGTCGGCCTTGAGGACCGCGAGCGTCACGACCTCATCGAGCACGCCGGGCAACTCCAGCGCGGTCTTGCTGCCTTCCAGCTGCAGTTGGTAGAAGCGCCGGTTGAAGTCGTCGGTCTTTTCTTCCAGGATGGCGACGTAGATGACGTGCTTGTCGCGGACATGCTGCAGGTGCGTGAGCGCCGTGATCATTTCCTGGCCCAGCAGGCCATAGGCACCCCGGTTGTCGGGCTTGCCTGTTTTCTCGCTGAGGGCCTGCGGCTGGGTTTTGCACCAGGCAAAGCACAGGCGCGAAAGGACGGTGAGGCTGTCGACGAAGTAGGTGTCGTACTTGGCCAGCTGCGCCGGATCCCCGAACTTGGCGCAGACATGCTGGAAATGCGGCTCGGAGAACGCTTGCTCGGCGCTCGCCGTCGGCATGGGTCCGGCCAGGAACACGACCAGATCCCGAAACTCGGGCCAGGTGCGCGGCCGCACCGTGTCACCGGGCCAGTCCCGCACCGACAGGTCGCCGGCCTCGAGATCGACGAACAAGGTGGTGTCAGCCGGCAGCGTTTTAAGCTGGGTGGTTTTGCCCACGCCCGGGAATCCGACCAGCCCGACCTTGGCGCTGTGGCGTTCCTTGAGCCGTTCTTCGGCGGAGATGATTGGAAGTGCCATTACGCCACCTCACGAATCAATTCGGTCACGGCCGGGTTCCAGAGGATCTGGTAGCCGGAGTGCCCGTTGCGGGAGAACGGCAGAGCCTCGGCCCATTGCTGGCCGGCATCCGTCAACTCCCACTCGTCGCGGTCATTCTTGAACTGGAAGCCCAGGGCCTGCATGCGCGTGTTGATGGCGCGTGCCGACATGCTGACCCGTTCACCGACCTGGGTTGGATTCAGGCTGCAGATCGGCTCGTTGGCCGCCGGCAGCACTTTACGCAGGGACTCGACTGCCAGACCGGTGTTCTCGTGGATCACGCTCAAGGTTGCAGCCATTGCGATACCGGGTTTGACGCCAGGCACCCGGGCGATTGCCTCGCCGATAGACAGGATGGCGTTGACCTTGTCCTGCATAGGCGCGGGCAGCGCAGCCACTGACCCTGCCGACGCAAAGGACCCAGTTTTACGGATGGAGGGCAGAACCTCGTGGGTGACCCAGCGCTTGAAACGCTTGGCCTCGGGCTTGCGGCTGCCGAGCACCAGGTTGTAGAGGCCGGACTCGTTGACGACCGACATCTCCTGATGGCCGCCAGGGGTCGGAATTGAATTCCGGCCCTTTTCGTCATCGTCCAAACGTGCAATGGCCTTGTGGGTCTCTGGCAGATCGAGTGCGGCACAGACGTCGGCTGCGACGAACCACGGCTCCATGAGAGCATCCATGACCATGCGCACCTTGCGCGACTCGAAGTTGAAAGCGACGAGTTGGCTCATTTCGTCACCCCCGCTGCGATGGCGCCGAGCTTGGCTTGCAGGGATTTCTGCTGGGTTGCGGTTTTCATTCTTGGTTCTCCTGGATGAGGGCGAGCCGGTAGCTCGGTTTGCCGGGTTTGACGGTGCGGGCCTGCGCGAACTGCTCCTTGAGCGCCGGCGGCCAGTTGTTGAAGCGGGACTCGGACACCGACAAATCGACGTCCATGAAGTCCTGCACGCGTTCCCCGGCGGCGGCGATGCGCTCGGCGATAGCGCTCAGCTGCTTCTGGTCCCAGCTAACTCGTTTGGGCAGATCGAACTTGATTCGCAACGGTCCATCGGCAAGATTGGTGGTGCCAACATCGCGGCCGGAATCGGTAAGATCCTTGCGTGCTTGCTCGCCGTAGCGTTGCTCCAGAGCGGCATCGACTTTGGTGCGGGCCTTCTTGACCCAGTCGATCAACTGGTTGAGATGGATGTCAACCTCGTGAAGTTGGTGATGCGGCAGGCCTGCAAGCTGGCCGACAGACAACTCATTGAGGTGTGCGGGGAAAATCGTCAGATCACTCATGGTCGACTCCCTCACGGATAGGCCCGTGCAGAAGTCGAGTGCCGCGAAACGCGCCGCTCAAAGGCTTCTACTTCGGAGATGAGGTAAGTGACACGAGAGCCGAGCTTGCAGAACATCGGTCCGAGGTGTTCCTGGCGCCAGCGGCGCAGGGTTTTGACAGACAGGCCCCAGCGGCCTGCCAGTTCGTACTCATCCAGGGCGATGCACGTGGCACCGTCTCGAGGGTCGGGTCGCCGGCTGAGCCGACCTGATTGTTTGGGGGAGAGTTGGGTTTGCATTTCGATGTGCCTCCTTTATGAAATGGGCACATCGAAGTTTCCTCATGGATTTACGGCCTGAGTACGGGCCGGCATACGGAAAAACTTACGGATTGTTATTGGCGTCGGACTTGGTAGTAGCCGCCAGCTTTGACCAAAAGGAGGTATTCCTCGCGGGTGGCCTTATCACCAAAGGCTTCATCAAATGAGCGATAGCCGCAATCCACTTTCGACTTGACCTCGGCCCACTTCATCGCCGGTGGCGTCTTGCCTTCCACGCCCCACATGAACTTGAAGATGGCGGCACGCGTATCGCTTACCAGACGCGACTTCTCAAAGTGAGGCAGCTTCACACGTGTACCTTGCAAAAACTGTTCAGGTTCAGCGTCACCATTGGAGGTCACGAATCCACGCAACACCCGGTCGAAGGCGCTTGCGTCGAAAACGTCCTTCCCGTCTTCCACGCGGATGAAATCGTTCAGGCTGCGCATGACATGATCACTGGGCAATTTGTCGCGGTTCGGTCGATGCCGAAGAAGCACACCACCGCGAGGCCAGACCGGGTCGCACAGCACGGGCATCGTTTCTGAGACCGGTGCGCGTTCCCATAAACGCCCGACAAACACCGGCGCAAAATCGTGGGTACCAGCGATTCGCGCATTACCAAGGTGCCACAGGTGGTCTGGTACACAGGTACGCTGTTGCGATAGGTGTCGTGGCTCTATGCCGATCAGACGGCACAAATCGGTGAGCCACGTATCAATGCGCAGCGCGTAAAGCACGATGTCTGAGAGCGGGCGCGTGACGATTAGCGATCGCTGTTGTGGACTCCGGTATCGAAATACGCCAGCCTCCTCGTCAATATCGGCCTCGACCTCTTCCTCCGAATCGAGGAAAGGCACCATCACTCGGGTCAAGTAGCCATCCTCAACCACCCAACGACGGCGAACAAATTCAGCGCGGTGATGGCCGATGGTGGTGGCAATCACGCGCGGCTCAACGCTACGTACGCGCTCGATGGCATTGAAATATTCTAAATACGCAGACATGGCGTACTCCTCAGAATTCACACAGGACGCCAATCCGTGCCAATTGCTCGATCACACGCTTGCGGTCATCTTCGGTTTTGCTTTTGTCATTCAGGCCGTTGGGCGACGTAATCTGGACCGCCACGTTGTGTGCTTTGCGGTGCAGTTGCTTTGCCATCCGAAAAACCAGCTTCACTTGTGAAAGTGAATAACCGGTCAGATCATCCAAGCCGTAGTCGTCATAGGCGACTTGGTAGATGTCACGGGTATCGCGCCGATCCCGACCAATCATCAGCATGCTCGACAGCTGCTGAACAATGCCCCGCTCGTTGGCTTCGTCGATGGTGCTCTGCTCGAAGGAGCGCAGGATCTTCACTTGCAGGATCGAGATCTTCTCCACGCCGTCGACAAGTTGCTGCTCAAGAGCCTTGAGCATGGCGGACGTAGAAAAGCCCAACAAATCGAACTCACGCATTGGCATGTCATCAATCGCCCCCTCGCAGGCCAGCACAACATCACGGAAGATGGTGGCCAGGTCACGGCGCGACTCCTTGTCTTCGCAGAACACGCCAAGCGCTCCCGTGCCAGGTTCCCAAGAGAAGATGACCGACATGGCAGCGGGTTCTTCGTGGTCGATCACTTCACCCTCGGCGACTTGTTTGAAATGTGCCGTCGAACCATTGAAGGTTGCCGTGAGCGTATGCAACAGCACTGGCGTCGTATCGTCTGCGTCCGCCCCAGAGCAGCGATCCGCATGAGCAAGGTCGCGGCGCGTGAACTGCTCGATCAAAATCTGGTCGGCAGCCACCTTCGGATAGAGGGCTGCGATCCGGGTACGCAGCACATCCTGCACCTCGACGTCCATCTTGGGATCGATGCCTTTTGGCCCGAGGTAATGACTGGAGAAGTTTTCGCTCTTCCACTGTCGATGCATCACTTGCAGGCGCTCGGCGTGCTCAAAGCGATTTTCCGCCCTGACGCCATCCGATGGAAATTCCTGGAGGAGATGCAGGTGCAGCGCGCGGCTGTACCTGTCTGTCGGCGCAACGAGCACCGCCGCGTCACCATCATTCTTTTCCACGAGCAATGACTGGACGGCCTGCGCACCGTATTCATCGTCCAGCAGTACCACCAGCTCAGCCGCACGCTCGATGCGCTGCTGTTTATCGAGCATGAACTCGGCCACGGCGTGAAACAGCGCCTTGCGCGCCGGAATGGGCAACACGCCCTTTGCAACCTCAACCAGCGCCGCAATTGCAGGCAGCGAAGATCCTGCCGCGCGCTCAACCAAGGTCAAGATGAGCGCCGGTCGTTTCACCTTGCGAACCAGGGTAACGAAATGCTCCATCCAGGGAAGAATTTCAGAGCCACCATCTGTTTGGCGCGGGCGCGGGCCAATTGGTGGCACCTGATCAGCAGCCGACTGGTGATGTTCTTCAAGTTCTTCAAGTTCTTTTTGTTCGACTACCGACATTCTGAATTCCTTTTCTTATATGAAGTGCGCGATTGCGCGACCAGTTAATCTCAAGGTTTTAAAAATGCCGGCACGAAGCCGGCGGCTGGGTTGGGGCTGGAATCAAGTGATTCAGTACCCCGTCGAAAGAAGTCCATACCGATTCATTCGGACCTCTATGAACCGTCTGTGAACGCCGAAGCGTTTGGCGAGCGCGCGCTGCAAAGACTCGATCGCTAAATGGCCGGAATCAGCAGTCAGCCGCAGCGTGGTACCGGGCAGATCTGTATCCAGCGATGCGCTGCGGTGAATCGTCACCTCGTGCTCGGAAGCCAGTTCTTCAACTGCACGGTACAGATGCTGGCGCGGCACCAGGAAGGAGCCCATGAACTCGTTGGCACGAAACTCGGCGTATTGAATGCTGCGATCGTGCTCTGTGTTGCGTGCGGTTATTGCGTCTGACTTGCTCGATGTTACTGGCTTGGCGAGATGCTCCGCATCACGCGTGGTGGTGCGGTAGGCCTTGTGTGACAATTCTGACGGATCGGAGAACAAACCAGGCCCCCGGGCGGCGGCGGCTATCCAACTCGGCGCATCAAAGATCGCATGGCCAAATTCGTGGGCGAAGGTGCTTAACACCAGTTCTTCCGATACCCCGACGCCAACTGGGGAGACCGAAAGTATGGCGGCCTCAAGCGAGGATTTGGGATCGAACTCGCATACCCCCAGCACTGGATTTCCCCGCTCATCATTGACGGCATGCTCGGTGTCGATCCAGAGATCAAACTTGATGCCGTTGATCTTCAGGGTATCCACGTCACGCAACACTGACAGCGCAACGGGATCGGTCGTTGGACTGAGCAACTGCTGGCGTGCCTGCGCTGCAATGCCTTCAACTTCAGAATGTTTGATGTAGAGGGGGAACATCCGGTCGCAGCACCGGTAGCCGAGAGTCAGCGCCGCCATTCACTGCTCCCCCGCTGGGCGCTTGCGATACATGCGGACGATTTCGCCCACGTCCTCTCGCATGTCTGGCGGCAGGCGGCTGGCCTCAATGAACGCCTCGTCGACGGGCTCACCGAGAATCTCGGCCGCCTTGCGGATCAATTCATCCTTGGGCGACTTCTCCATCTCGCGCTCGATGCGCGACCAATAGGCCGGCGATATGTCGAGTTGGCGCGCGAAATCATTCATGGCGATGCCCTTCGCTTCCCTCTTTTGCCTGATGTAGGCTCCAAAACCCATAATTTGACCCAATTGCGTGATTAGTTAATTGAGCCCATCATACGCCCCGAAATAGTTGTCGTCAACTGTTTCGTTAACACGCAATACTAAGGTCGTAGCGAGCCCAAAAAAGGCAACCCATTACCCGGCATTGCCATCCTGTTCGGACGATCGGCATCATCATTTGTGACAGTTGCCATTCCCCGGACCTGTCATGAAAAACATCGAACTCACGCATCCAAACCAAATGTCAGCGCCAGCGCGAGCCGTCGAAATCACGTCGACCCTGGCCGCCGCCATCATTCGCTCCCAAGCTGTGGAAAAGAACTCACAGAGCGCCCAAGAGAGCCAAATTCGACTTGGCTTTCCGCCTGGGAAGAGCGTTCATACAACCCCGTATCAACAGGAGTAGTTGTGATGAATGACTCTAAACCCTCGGTGGCCGCTCAGATCGCGGCACTGCCAACATTACCGATAGCAGAGCTATGGGTACTGTGGGACCGCTATTACCCCCGCCGCCCGGAGAGCCCCAACCGCAGCTATCTGGAATCGCGCATCGCCTACAAGGTGCAGGAAGAAGCCTTTGGCGGCTTGTCCGCCGACACGCGCCTGCGCCTATCGAACATGGGTATCCGGCATTCGAAGATCAAGGAACGCCGGAAATACAGAGACATTCACCTGCCGCCCGGCACGGTGCTGGTGCGCGAATGGGGCGAGCGCGATCACAAAGTCAGAGTGACAGCTGACGGCACCTTCGAATACGAAGGGCAGTTTTTCAAAAGCTTGTCGTCGGTAGCACGGCACATCGCGGGAACACCTTGGTCTGGTCCTGCATTTTTTGGTTTGCGTAAGCCTGGTGAGGGATTCGAATGAGCACGACATTGAGCGACATCCCCCAAACCAAGCCGCGCAAGCGTTGCGCCGTCTACTGCCGAGTTTCGTCTGACGAACGCCTGGATCAGGAGTTCAACTCGATTGATGCCCAGAAAGAGGCGGGACAAGCCTACGTAGCAAGCCAGCGGTCCGAGGGCTGGATTCCGGTACATGACGACTATGACGACCCCGGTTTCTCTGGTGGCAACATTGATCGCCCGGGGCTAAAGCGCTTGATGGCGGATATCGAACGTGGCTTGGTCGATATCGTGGTGGTCTACAAAATTGACCGCTTGACGCGCAGCTTGGCTGATTTCTCCAAGATGGTGGAGGTGTTTGAACGCCAAGGGATTTCTTTTGTCTCGGTCACCCAGCAGTTCAATACCACCACGTCGATGGGCCGGCTGATGCTCAACGTATTGCTGTCTTTTGCGCAATTCGAGCGCGAGGTCACCGGTGAGCGGATCCGCGACAAAATTGCAGCCAGTAAACGCAAAGGGCTGTGGATGGGCGGCGTGCCGCCCTTGGGTTATGACGTCGCGAACCGCCTGCTGGTGATCAATGAAACCGAAGCAGCGGTGGTGCACCGCATCTTCAGCGAAATGCTCACCGTCGGCTCCCCCACACAAATCGGCCGGACCCTGACTGCCGAGGGCATCACGACCAAAGCCTGGACTACGCAGGAGGGGCAGACGCGGACTGGTGCGCAGATCGACAAAAAGTACCTGCACAAGTTGCTGCGCAACCGCATCTACCTTGGCGAGCTGTCACACAAGGGAAGCTGGTTCCCCGGCGCCCACAAAGCCATCATCGATCACGGCCTCTGGGGCCAGGTTCACGAGATCCTTTCCCGGGACTCCCACACCCGGTCGGTCGAAACCAAGATCCGCTCGCGCACTGACGCGTTATTGCGCGGCCTCCTTTATGCGCCAACCGGGGAACGGATGTACCCGACCTACTCGCGCAAGAACGGCCGTAAATATCCCTATTACGTGTCCAAGTCGGAAATTCGGTTCGGGACAGCAAGTAAGACCTACGAGAGAATCCCAGCCGGGGAAGTTGAAGCGGCGACGGTCGCGCAGATCAAGTCGGTGCTGTCCAGTCCTGAATCCATCGCATCGGTCTGCGCCTTCATCAAGAAAAACGGGGCCCAGATCGACGAAGCCAGCGCGGTGATGTCGATGCACCGGCTCGGGGATGTTTGGGAGCAACTCTACCCGGCCGAACGCTACCGCATTGTCAACTTGATGATTGAGCGCGTGGACTTGGTGGCCGGTGGCCTGAAGGTAAAGTGGCGCGAGCTGGGCTGGAGGGATCTGATTGGCGAGTTCTCGCCCGAGGGTATCGGCGCTGAATTGGTCGAGATGGAGGTGCTGCCATGAACAGCGATTTGGAAACTTTCGTGCCTCTGACCTTCAAGCGGCGCGGCGTTCAGCGACTGGCCGTCACCGATGCGCCGTCATACGACACGACACTTCTGGCCGGCCTGGGACGCGCTTTTTACTGGCAGCACCAGCTGGACACCGGCGTCATGAAAAGTGGTTCGGAGATCGCCCGCCATGAGGGTCTGCACCACTCAACTGTGAACGAGCTGCTGCGGCTAACTTTGCTGGCCCCGGACATCATTGAGCAGTTGATGGCGGGTCGGCAACCGCGCCGGCTGACGCTGATGTGGTTCCAGCGGCACCGCCTGCCGGTGGAATGGCGGGACCAGCGCGACATCATCGCGAGCTTTGAATAGGCGGCGTGAATGGCCAAGAAAGACAAAGGGATGCTGACCGGCAATCCGGTGACCTACCAGACGCCACGCCCGGGTGGCGGCGTGCAGATGGAAACCTTTATTCCCTGGACGCTGATCAAGCGCGGGGTAAGGCGGCAGGTCTTGACACCGCTCGATGCGCCAGACGAGTTCCGGATTGAGGCCGTCAATGAACAGCGGGAACGGGACGCAGCGCAGCACACTCCGCTTTTACGGGCGCTGGCGTTGGCGCATTACTGGCAGCGCCTGCTCGACGAGGGCAAGTACCGCACGATCACTGAGATCGCCGCTGTCGAAGGGATGGACCGGGGTCAAGCCAGCAGGATTGCCCAACTGGTCCGGCTTGCGCCCGACATCATCGATACATGCGTGGCAGGTGACGAAACCGGACTGTCGCTTGAGAAATTGATCAGGCATGGCCTCCCCATGCGATGGGGTGACCAGCGAATGACGTTACTTGCGTTCCGTGACTGA